CGATAACCCGCACGACCTGTCAGCGATGGCCCCGCACGCCTTCGATGCGGCCTATGGCGGGATCATCGCGGGCGCCGCCAGGGCGCTGCGGCCCGATCGGTTCGCGGTGATCGTGACGGGCGATGTGCGGGATAAGCGGGGCACGCTGGCCGACCTGCGCGGCGTGACGATCACTGCCGCGGCCAGCGCCGGGCTGGGGTACGTGACGGGCGGGGTGCTGCTGACGGCCATCGGATCACTGCCGTTCGCGGCGGCCCGCGCCTTCACCGGCACCCGCACGCTGCTGCGCGCCCATCAAGATGTGCTGGTGTTCTGCAAGGGTGATCGCCGCGCGGCGGCGCAGGCGTGCGGTGATGTGGTGGTGGAGCTGCCGCCCGAGGCATGATGGTGGCAAGTGCTGGGCGCGCCCGCCAGGGTCACACCAAGGGCGTGCCCGGCATCAGCCGGGGCCTATCACCCGCCGCCTCGCGTCGGCAGCCAAGGGGCTGTGCCTGGTGCGCTGAACGGTGCGCTGGTCCCCGGCGCTGGGGAGCCCTGGACTGGAAGGCTGAACCGTGGGTGATGTGCCAGGGCCGCGCGGCGTGGTGGCGGGCCGCACAGCAGGTCTATCCTGGCCGCATGGCTGCTATCAACGTGACCGTCGATGTGGACCCGATGGACCGGCGCGTGCTGGTGTTCAGCACCGGCCGCACCGAGGCCCTGGCGTGGTCCTTCGATCACGGCCGGGATGGCGGCGGGCGGGTGCTGGCGGGGCCGAACCCGGCGCGGCGCTACCCGGTGGACGGCACCTACACCGTGGACGTGATCGCGCCGAACGGTGATCAGGGATCGGCCACCTTCGTGGTGGGGCCAGCCACCGCGCCCGAGCCGCCCGAGCCGCCGCGCCAGGTTGACGTGATCACCCCGAACGTGGGGCCGGTGGGCGGCGGCACCGTGGTGCACATCACGGGCGCGGGCCTGACCGGCGCCACGGGCGTCAAGTTCGGGCCGTCCCAGGGCACGGCGTTTAGCGTGGTGGCAGATAGCACCATCCAGGTCACTAACCCATCGCGCCCGGCCGGGGTGGAGGACGTGACGGTGCAGCACCCCAGCGGCAACCTTGATGTGGTGGGCGGCTTCACCTACGAGTAGCGCGGTGGCATGATCGGCAGCACGCACCGGGTGCCCGCATCCGGTGCCAGCGTGCCCAGGGACGCCAGCAGCCCCCGGCCCTATCGGGCTCGGGGGCTGCGGGGTGTTGGCGGGCTAGTGCGCGTACAGCAGCACCATCACGATGATGGCCAGCGCGGCGCCCGCGATGAGCGCGCACAGACGCGGCGGGCGCGCGGGCACCTGGGGCGGCAGGTTAGCGGCCATGGCGGTGCACCCACCTGTCCAGCGCGGCGGCAGTGATGGCGCCGCCCGCGATGGCGGCGCTGCCCAGGTACCAGTGGGCCATGGCCCAGGCCCAGGTGATGGCAAGCCAGGCGGGCATCAGATCACCCCGGCCAGCTCGGCGCGGTGCAGCAGCGCGGCCCAGGCGCGGGCCTGGGGCTGCGGCTGCGGGCACGTGCAGCCCGCCAGGGCGCCGGGCGCATGGTTGGGCCAGGCTGGCGTGAGCGGGCAGTTGGGCGCGGGCTGGGGCATCATCGGGCCGCCTCCACATCGCCGCTCTCGTCCATGTCGGTGCAGCCGCACGCCAGGGTGGCCCACCAGATACGGCCACCCGCGAACCCCGAGCCGCTACCGGCGTCGAGGACGAGCTGCCAGCCGTGGCGGGCACACTTGCCCTGGGCGGGCTCGATGGCCGTACATGATGGGTGGCGGCAATCACCCAGGTAATCGGCGCTGTCGCACAGCGGCCCGATGGCCAGGTGTATGCGGCCATCAAGCACCAGCGCGGTGCAGCTCGGGTGATAGCAGCCATCCAGTGCGGTGGCTTCCTCGCACAGCGGGCCGCGCAGCAGCCAGGGCCACGTGATCGTGGGCGCGGGCGCGGCGGCGCAGCAGTCGCACCCGGCCGGGTGGGATAGGTAAAAGCAGGTGGGCATGGGGGTGGTTCCTTCCTCGGATATGCAGCAGGCCCCGGCGCTGGTGGGCGCCGGGGCCGGGGTTGCGCGGCTGGGCTTACTTGGCCGCTGGGGTGGTGGCCTTGGCCTTGGCGGCTGCGGCGGCCTTCTCGGCGGCGCCACGATCCACTACCTTGGCCTTGGCCGTGGTGAGCTTCTCCAGGCCGCCAACCTGCGCCAGCACGTACTCGCGCACGGCGGTGCGCACAGCGCTGGGGGTGTTGGCATCGGCGGGCGCCTCGGTAACGCGGGCGGCCATCACCTTGGCCTGGTCCTCGGGGATGCCTGCGGCCACGAGGCCAGCGAGCACTTTTTCGGTGTCAACCTCGGCGGCGGGCGCATCGGCGGCCCACTGGGCGGGGTCGATGTGCACCACGATGTCCACGCGGACGGCGATGGTGTCGGTGGTCTCGGGCGCGGGGTTGCTGTTGCGAGCCATGGGTGGTTCCTCCTTGGTGGGCTGGGGCCGCTCCTTGCGGCCCCCCGGTTGGCCCCTGTGAGCCAACCATACGTGACAACACTAGGACCGTGCGTAATAATCCGCCTCATTGGAAACTTTGAGAATATTCTTTACCGGCACTCAGGGACGGGCCTTGGCGCGGCTGTACGGTTGGGCGCTGGCCCCGCGCCGGGGTGCTGTGGTTTGGGTGGTTCCTTCCTCACACCACGCGCGTGGGGCCAGTTCTTGCGGCAGCGTGCGATTATGGCGCATATGACCGGCACTGATCGGCGCCGGTTCCCCCCATGCGGCCGGGTGTTCGACGGCGTGGAGTGCAGGCGCCGGGGTGAGCACCTATGCCAGCCGCGCGCTGATCACGCGGTGGCCTACTTCCGCGAGCTGCTGGTGCACACCAAGGGCGACTGGGCGCGCCGCCCCTTCATCCTGGCGGCCTGGGAAGAAGCCGAGGTCGTGCGCCCGCTGATGGGCACCGTGGTGTGGTCCCCCACGTGGGCCAGGTACGTGCGCCGGTACCGGGAGCTGTACCTAAGCACCGCCAGGAAGAACGGCAAGACCGAGCTGGTGGCGGGCCTGATGCTGTACCTGCTCAGCGCCGATGGTGAGGAAGGCGCCGAGGTGTACGGCTTGGCCTTGGACAAGGACCAGGCGAGCTTGGCGTTCAACGCGGCCACCCGCATGGTGCAGCTAAACCCCACCCTGGCCCGCCGCCTGTTCGTCGCCAAATCAGCGGGCCGCATCGTGGATGAGCGCACCGCCTCCTTCTTCGCGGTGATCGCTGGCGATGCCCTGGGCGCCCTGGGCACCGGCCCCCAGGCCGCGTACATCGACGAGCTGCTAGCCCAGCCCAGCCGCGAGCTTTACGACGCGCTGCGCACCGGGTTCGGCACCCGCGCCCAGCCGCTGATCGTGCTCGCCACCACCGCCGATAATGACCCCTCCGGGTTCGCCGCCAGCGAGCGCGCGGCCAGCGAGCTGGTGCTAGAGGACCCCGAGCGCGACCGCGCCCGCCTGGTGGTGCTGCACGCGGCCCCGCTTGACGCCGATTGGACCGACCCGCGCACCTGGGCGATGGCCAACCCAGCGCTGGGCGATTACCTGGACCCCAGCATCCTGGCCGATGAGTGCGCCAAGGCCCAGGCCAACCCAGCCGCCGAAAGGGCGTTCCGCCAGTACCGGCTGAACCAGCAGACGGCCAAGGCGGGGCGGGCCATCGACCTGCCCACGTGGGACCGCGCGGCGCCGATCGGCGCTGACCTGGCCGGGCGCACCTGTTACGCGGGCCTGGACCTGGCGAGCACCATTGACCTGGCAAGTTTCGCGCTCGACTTCCCCGATGGGCAGGGCGGCCATGATGTGCTGTGGCGGGTGTTCACCCCGCGCAGCGCCCTGCATGATCTGGACCGCCGCACGGGCGGGCAGGCCACCGCGTGGGCCGACGCGGGGCTGATCACGGCCACCGATGGCGACGTGATCGACTATGACGCCATCTTGGTGGCGCTGCGCGCCGATGCCGAGATGTACGACGTGCGCGAGGTCGCTTACGACCGATGGGGCGCCACCCAGCTGGATGAGGGGTTCCCGCTGGTGCAGACCGGCCAAGGGTTCGCGGCCATGTCCGGCCCCACCAAGGAGCTGCTGCGGCTGGTGGCCGCGCGGCAGTACCGGCACGGCGGCAACCCCGTGGCCCGCTGGCAGGCGGGCAACCTGATCACGCGCACGGACCCAGCGGGCAACCTGAAGCCCGACAAGGCCCGCAGCGCGGACAAGGTGGACAGCATGGTGGCCGGGATCATGGCCCTGGACCGCGCGCTGCGCCACGCACCAGCCCGCCCCGATTACGCGGCGGCCGGATTCTAAGGAGGCCCACCCATGACCAGCCCGCAGCCACCCGCGCCCCCGGCGCCAGCACCGCCCGCGCCCCCGGCGCCGCAGCCACCCGCGCCGCAGCCGCAGCCGCCCGCGCCCCCGGCGCCGCCCGAGCCGCCAGGACCGCCCGAGCCCGCCGACCTGGCGGCGCTGCGCGCGGCCCTGGATGCCGAGCGCGCCCAGCGGGCCGAGACGCAGAAGGCCCTGGACAAGCTGCGCCAGGATCACATGTCCGAAAATGAGAAGGCCCTGGCCGCAGCCAAGGACGCGGGCCGCGCCGAGGCCGCGCACGACGCCGCGCTGCTGGTGGCCGCCGCCGAGTTCCGGCTGGCCGCGGCAGGGCGCTTGGTCAACGCCGAGGCGGCGCTGGCCGCGCTGGATATGGCCAAGCTGCTGGATGCCCAGGACCGGCCCGACAAGAAGCGCATAGCCGCCCTGGTGGATCAGCTAGCCGCCGTGCCGCCCCCGGCCCCGGCGCCCGGCCACATACCAGGCGGGCCGCGCCAGGGCTCCAATAACGGCGCCACGGGCGGGGACTGGCTGCGCACGGTGGCCCAGCGCTCGCGGGGCTAGGCTGGGCGGCAGGCCAGGCGCCAGCCATGCGGTGGGAGCCATGCTTGGACGCAATGCCCCCGGCGCCTGGCCGCTAACCAGCTAGGCCGCCGCTGGGGCCAGCGCCGGGGTAAGGCGCGGCGCGAGCAGGCCGAAGCGGAGCTGCGCCGCGCGGCCGGTGCCGATCACGTGGGTGTCCACATCAACCGGCCGCACCCGCAGGCCCAGGCACTGGCCGAAGAACCCGCGCGCCAGGATGGCGTACACCGACGCGGTGTAGGTGCCGAACCCGAACGCGCGCCGGTCGGCGCCGCTGCGCCCGATCAGCGCCCACCGGCCCGTGGTGTCGGCGGTGGCGGTGCACGTAGCCCAGTCGATCACCAGCGGGGCCAGGTCGGTGTGGAACAGCCGCACCGTGCCCACCGGGCCGGTAAGGCTCTCCAGGTCCACGCCGGGCGCGAAGTTGCCGACGCTGGCGCCGCGCACCGGGCCGGTGAACACGCCATCGCCTGCTGGCTCGGCGGTGCTGCTGTGGATGATGAACGTCTCCGGCCGCAGGTGCAGCAGCCGCAGCGGCGCCGGGCTCGGCGTCACCACGGTGGCCGTGGGGCTGGGGCTGGGGCTGGGCGTGCTGGCCATCGCGGCGGGCGCTACGCCAAGCGCCAGGGCGGCGGCGGCGCCACCGGCCACCAGGATGGTGCGGAATCTGTACATGGACCCTCCCTAGAGGTGTTCGATACTGCGCGGTCCTGTCGGCCGCGACCCGCCAACAGTAGCGGTTCCAGGTAACGGCTCGGTAGCCAAGAGCCCGCTGGCCAGGTCATACTGTGCGGGATGCCGCGCGGCGTGATGCGGCGGCAGCCAGTGGCCGAACCTGGGCGCTTTACGAGGCGTGATGCCAAGGCCCTGGGCGCGGGTGCGGCGTGATGCGGCCCCCCCAGCGGTGGCGTGGAAAGCGGCGTGATCATCCGTGCTCACGCTGAAAGGCCCCCCACCATGGCACCACCGCTTGATTTCTCGGGCGTGATCCCGCCCGAATTCTCAACCCAGATCATCGAGGAAGCAGTACAGGCGTCGGCGGTGCTGAGCATCGCCAACCTGATGCCGATGGGCACCACCATCACGGAGCTGCCCATTCCCAAGACCCTGCCCACGGCCGGGTTCGTGACGGTCGGCGGGCGGAAGCCCTGGACCGATCTTGCCCTGCAAACCCAGACGCTGCACGCGGAGGAAATCGCCGCCATCACGGCCATCCCCGACAGCTACCTGGAGGACGCCAGCATTAACCTCTGGGGCTGGGTGCGCCCGCGCATCGCTGAGGCCATCGCGCTGGCGCTCGACAACGCCGTGCTGTGGGGCCTGGGCGCGCCCGCCACGTACCCGGCCGGTGGCCTGGATGCCGTGGCGGCCCCGCAGGCGTGGACCACCGATGCGCTGGAGACCATCAACCTGGCCATGGCCCAGGTCGAAGGCCAGGGCCTGCCGATCACCGGCCACAGCGCGGACCTGGTGGTGCGCGGCAAGCTGCGCGGCGTCCGCGCCAGCACGGGCGAGCTGCTGCTGGGCACCCAGCAGGCGGGCTCCCAGGAGGTGCCCACCATCTACGGGCTGCCAGTGGCCTATGCCTCGTATGGCGTGGTGGATGCCACCCATGCCGACTTCTTCACGGGCGATTTCCGTAACCTGATCATCGGGGTGCGGCAGGACATCAGGTACGCCCTGGACCCCAGCGCCGTGGTGGCCGACAACACCGGAAAGGTGCTGATCAGCGGCTTCCAAGACAACCAGACACCCCTCAAGGTCTGGGCGCGGTTCGGGTGCGCCATCGTGCAGCCCGTCACCGTGCGGAAGCCCACCGGGGCCAACCCGTTCGCCAAGGCTGGGCTGTCGCACCAGCTCGCTGCACCGGCCGCATCCGAGGCCGAGGCCGAGCCCAGCGGCAGGGCCAAGGCCAGGGCGTAGCGCCGTGACCGAGCCCGCCCCGCCCGTTGATGGCGGGTGCATCCCGTGGCAGTCGTGGGCGCCGCCCATCGACCCGCCCACGGCGGGCGGGCTCCCGGCCGACCAAGCCCAGTGCATCGCTGACGCCTGGTGGGACGCCGAGCCCCACCTGGCGGCAGCGTTGATGTGGGAGGCATACGCGGCGATGCTGCCGCCCACGCCTACGATCTGGTCGGCATCCACCGGGGCGCAGTCCATCGAGATGCGCCCGGCCCAGCCGGTGGGCACTTACGGCATGGCCATGCAGCGCGCGGCCTGGCACCGCACCTTCATCACGGGCCAGGTGGTGGGCGTGCCCATGGACGTGGCGCCCAGCATGTACACCGATCACAGCGGGCGGTATCTGCCGCCGCCGTGGTGGACAGTGGACGTGCCGCCATGACGGTGCTGCTGCCCACCGATGCGGTGGACCTGTACCCGGCCAGCTCGGGCGATGACGCGCACGGGTGGGCTGATCCGGGCGGCGCGCCGCCCGCCTGGTCGGGCCAGGGCTCACTCCAGCTCGGCGCGGGCGCCAGCGATGCCCGCGCCGCCGATGCGGGCGGCGCTGGCCCCTTCGACCCGGCCAGGGTGGCGGGCGGGGTCCTGTACCTGCCGCCCGAGGCCGCCGCCGCCGATGGCATGGTGGCCGTGATCCGGGGCGCCACCTACGTGCTGGCCCAGGTGCGCCTCGTCGCTGATCCGATCGGCGCCGGGCTGGATTGCCTGGTGGCCACCGCTACCGGCACGGATACCTGGCCGGGCGGGGTGGCGTGATGGCTGGCGCCCAGTTCCGCGTGACCAACCCGCAGGCGCCCCGGCTGGCCGTGGCGCCGGGCGTGCGCGAGCTGGCGCACGAGCTGGCCGACCAGGCGGCCAGCCGCACCCCGCGCCGCACCGGGGCCATGGCCGCATCCTGGGAAGTGGTGGCGGGTGCTGATCCGGCCACCAGCGTGGTGGTGAACACCGCGCCCTATGCCCGGTACGTGGAGCACGGGACGCGCAACATGCCCGCCGAGGCGCCGCTGGGCCGCGCCATCGCTGCGGGGCCGCGATGACCACCCCGGCGCCGCCCCCGGCGCTCGATGAAATCAACCGGCTGCGGCAGGCCGCCAACGTGCGGCTGGAATTGCAGGCGGCCCGCGCCCTGATGTGGGTGTCGTACTACGAGGGCACGCGCGGCATCATCGCGCTGCTGGATACCCAGGAGCGCGAGACCTTCCGCACCTTCCTGGGCGAAGCCGGGGCCAACTGGTGCGAGGTCGTGGCCAACGCGGTGGCCGAGCGCCTCCAGGTGGTGGGCTTCCGGTTCGGGGATGAGGCCGCCAATGATGCCGCGTGGCAAATCTGGCAGGCCAGCGCGATGGACGCGGACGCCGAGATGGTGCAGACCGATGCGCTGGTGCAGGGCTCAGCCTTCGCCCTGGTGCAGCCGGATGATGACAACCCCACCGGGGTGTGCATCACCCCGGAATCAGCCATCCAGGCCACCGTGCTGTACGAGCCGGGCAACCGCCGTAAGCGCATCGCGGGCTATAAGCGCTACCCGGTAGACCCCACGTGGGACGTGGTGGCCGGGATCGGCAACATGGGCGGGCCGGGCGGCATGGTGGAAGTGCTGATCCTGCCCGATTACATCGTCACGTGGACGCCGGGCGGCGGCGCGCCCGTGATCGAGCCCAACCCGCTGGGCGCCGTGGGCCTGGTCGAGATCGTGCCGCAGCCCCGCACCCTTGGGTGGCCGCGCAGCGAGCTGGAGCCCGCCGCGCCGATCCAAGACCGTATCTGCACCACGGTGTTCAACCGCCTGGTGGCCACCGATTACGGCGCCTTCCGCCAGGTGTGGGCCTCGGGCGTGCGCATCGCGCGGGACGTGGTGAAGACCGCCGATGGCGAGGCGGTGCGGGTGGTGCGGCCCTTCGATGTGGGCGCCAACCGGCTGCTCACGTCGGAAGACCCAGCATCCCGGTTCGGCGCCTTCCCCGAATCCACCCTGGCGGGCTACATCGCCAGCGTGGAGCAGGACGCGCAGACCTTGGCGGCCATCACCCAGACCCCGCCGCACTACCTGCTGGCCACGATGATCAATCTGGCCGCCGATGCCATCAAGGCCGCCGAGGCGGGCCTGGTGGCCAAGTGCCGCCGCCGCGCCCTGCACATCGGGGAGGGCTGGGAAGAAGTGATGCGGCTGGCGTTCACCGCCACCGGCAACCCATCGGCCACCACCTTGGACGCCGAGGTCGTATGGGCCGACATGGAAACCCGCAGCGAAGGCCAGCGGGTGGATGCGCTGGTGAAGATGGCCACGCTGCGGGTGCCCACCGAGGTGCTGTGGCAGAAGTGGGGCGCCAGCCCGCAGGACATCGAGCAGTGGCGGGCCATGAACGCGGCCAGCCCGCCCGAGCCGCCCGCGCCGATGCCCGCCCTGCCGCCGCCCGCGCCGGGGGCGCAGCCATGACCGTGCCCGCGCCCGTGGTGGTGCAGCCCGACCTAGAAGCCTGGGTGTGGCAGCACATCGGCGGCCTGGCCGGGATCACATCGTTCGCCTACGCGGCCCGCCAGCAGGATCACACCGGGTGGGTGTACGCGCACCACATACAGGTGGACGCGCGGGCCAAGCGGAAGGCCGCCGCCCGTGACCTGGCCGAGCAGGCGCGCCAGATCATCACGGGCCTGCCCGCCATCCCGTGGCCCGATGGGGTGGTCGTGTACTGCCAGCCCACCGATGGCCCCTCCTGGCTGCCCGATCCTGACGGGCTGCCCCGCTATACCGCCCGGTACGAAATCCGGGTTCACCCGCGCCCCGCTGGCGGCGCCATCCTGGCCGCCCCGGTGGCGGCCCATCCACCCCGCCGCGCCAAGGCGGCGGCATCAACCGCATAGGAGCACGCCGTGACCACACCCGTTCACGATCTGGACCCCACCCAGGTGCAGGTTGGCACCAACGCCGGGCCGGGCCTGTACCTGGCGCCCGCTGACACCGCGCCGCCCGCCGACACGGCGGCGGCCTGGGCTACGCCCTGGCAAATCCTGGGCTACATCAGCGACGACGGCCCCACCGTGGGCCAGTCCACCGACACCAACGAGATCGTGCCCTGGCAGTCGATGGTGCCGCTGCGCACGGTGATCACCAAGCGCGCTGTGACCTTGCAGTTCATCCTCTGGCAAATCAACGACATGACCGTGGCCCTGTACTTCGACGCCGACCCGCCCACCCCGGCCGTCGATGGGTCGTTCAGCATGGACGTGCGCAGCGATACGGGCGGCCACCTGTATGCGGTGGGCGTGGACACCGCCGATGGGGACCGGGCCATGCGGCTGGTGTTCCCCAGGGCCAACCTGACCGACGCGGGCGACATGCAGATTAAGCGCGGCGAGGCCGTGCCGCTGGATGTCAAGCTGTCCGCGCTCGATAGCGGCGGCATCCTGGCGCACGTGCTGGTGGGGCCATCCGGGTCTGCGGCGGCGCTTACCCGCACGGCGCCCGAGGTATCCACCAGCGCGGCCAAGGCCCGCGCGGCGGCCAATTGACCGGCAACCGCGCAAACGGCCACTTCGACCTCGGCGCCGCCACTGATGCGGCGGCGGCTGAGGCTGACGAGAAGCCGTTTGCGTTCACCTTCCACGGCGCCGATTACACGGTGCCGCCGATGACGGACTGGTCGATATCCGCGCTGCGCGCCCTGGCGGCGGGCGACCTCAACGGCGCCCTGGGCGAGCTGCTGGGCGAGGACGCATACGCGGCCCTGGCTGATGCCGGGCTCAAGGTGCGCGGCCTCAACGTGCTGTTCGACAAGATCGCCGCTGATGCCGGGATGGTGGGCCTGGGAAACTCACCGGCTCCGCTGCTGCCCGGTTCCGCCCGGACGTAGAGGCCACCCTGATGGCCACCTACGGGGTCGATTGCCTGGACCCGAGGGTGAGCCTGCGGCGGGTGCACGTGCTGCTGGACAACCTGCCGCCGCAGGCCCGGCGCCCAGGCGAGCAGTGGAGCACCGAGGCGGAATTGCTGGCCGTGCTGATTGATCACGTGGCCCAACTGACGTGGGTCACGCTCAAGGCGGCCGGGGCCAAGAACGTGGCGCGCCCCCAGCCCGTCAAGCGCCCGGCTCACCGCGCCCTGCCGCGGCCAGCCGCCCAGCCCGACGATGGCGAGCCCGGCCGGGTCAAGGCCGCCACGTGGGGCGAGGCCGCGCAGACGCTGGCCACCATTCCGGGCGTGGTGATCCACGATGGCTAGCCAGGTTTACGGGTCGCTGGTCGTCCCCGTCACCGCCGATACCCGCGCCCTATCCAGCCAGGTGGCCAGCGAGGCGACCAAGGCGGGCAACGACGCGGGCGAGCGCATCAGTAAGGGCATCGGCGGCCACCTGGGCGCCAGCGCGGCCAAGCTGGGTAAGGGCGTGGCCACCGCCCTGGGCACCGGGGTGCTGGCCGTAACCGCGTTCGGCGCCCAGTCCATCAAGGTGGCCGCCCAGGTGGACA